CAGGGACACGGCTGAGCGGGCGGACTCGATGCCGGCTTCCTGTCGGGCCATGGTGGCGGACTCGTTGCGGGCCACCTCCCACAGCAGCGCGGCGCGCTCGGTGTTCTTGGCCATGCGCGAGGCGAACTCCCCAGCGGTAACTGGGTGAGCCCCGACGATGTTGTCCTTGATGATGGCAGCGATGAGTGCGTGTGGGTCGCCGCTGGGCCCGAGCTTGTTGATCTTGTCCAGGACCTCGGGAAGCATCTCGTCAGCCATGTTGATGGCGGTGTGCTTCCGGAAGGCGTCAGTGATGACCTTGCGGTCCCGTAGTCCCTCGGGGATGAACTTGCTGAAGTCGCCACTGTCCGAGGCCGCCTGGGCCCCAACGGGGTCTGCCTCCATGGCAGCCACCTGGGCGTCGATCTGCTCCGAGTTGGCGCGGCGGACCTTGAGGGTTTCCTCTAGGTGGTCGACTTCGTCCTTCTTGCGGGCGGCTCCCTCCAGGGCAGAGAAGCCTGCCTGGATCTTCTTGAGACCTGCAGCGATCCCCAGCTTGCCACTGGACACGTCGATCTCTCGCGCGGCGTCCTTGGACTTCACGTGGGTGGTGCCGAGGTCGCTGCGCACGGCGCGCTGCCTACCTGTGCGACGCTGCTGTGCCCCAGTGATGAGGGAGATGTCCGTGATCTGAGCCATTACTTGGTCCCTGCGTTGATGGCGGCCAGGTCAATCGCCTGGCCCCGTTCTACCTGATTGGCCTGCGCGGCCGTGCCGGCGTTGCCAAGTGCCGAGCCGATGAAGCCCAGCTGCGATGAAGAGATCGCACCCTTGGCGCGCTCCTTGGCTGCGGACTTGGAGGCCTCCAGCGAACTGACCTCGCGCCTGCGGTTGCCCTCGATGCGAGCCAGGTCGATGCCAGAGTTGCCACCGATCTCCCCGAGCATGCGGTTCTCGTTGGCCGAGCCCGACCCACCGACGACTTCCATGCCGGCGAGTGCCGCAGCCTGTTGGCGGTCTGCCTCGTTGACGCGCTCGGAGCGGTCCTCCTGCGCGATCTCGTTGGCGACCTCCTGCTGACGGGTGAGTTCCTTGCTCTCAGCGTTGAACTGCTCAGCCGCTGCGTCCTGTTCCATAACGCTCCCGACCAGCGAGACTGCCGTCATGGCCAGCATGATACCTGCGATTGACATTAGCCCTGCCTCGATAGTTCGTTGAAGAAGCCGCGCCACGCTGCCGCCACGATGACGGAGGGGAACGGGGTGTCGTTGATGACCTCGATCGTACCGGTCTCGCCATTGGTGAGCACCTGGGCCCTGAAGGTCCCGAAGTCATCAATGGCCGCCTGGCCAACCACGTTGTCCGCGTCGCCGATGATGCGGCCCGTGAACTCATAGGTGTCGACGTCCCTCTGGAGGGGCGTGACCTGGACCTTGAAGTAGCCAGTGTCCTGGTAGTGGAAGTTGATGTCCTTCACCTGGAGCTTGCCGGTGATGATGGCCGGGTCGGTCCCGCGCGTGCGCATGTAGAGCTTGTTGAGCTCGACCGTCTTGGTGTAGACCCTGCCCATGTAGGCCAGGGCTGCCGAGTGGTCCCCACGAGCAGCGATGCGCTGGTTGAGCTCCACGGACACCGCGGTGGCCCCGGAGATAGCCGTGCCGGTCAGGGCGCTGATGGTGCCATCACAGGCGTCGTCCACGTTGATCGTGACTACAGCCCCGCTCGACGTAGCCGAGATAGAACCATGCCCGTCGGTAGCGTCGTTGATGACGATCGCGAGCTCGACCGCGTCGGCCGTGTCGTTCCCGGAGATGTCGAACTCCCTGTTGGCCGTCGTCGTGGTCGTAGCATGAGCAGTGAACGTCTTCGACTCGGTGCCGTCACTGATGATGATTGTCTCTCCAGCCAGGACCGTGGCCAGCGTGATCTCGTAAGCATTCGGGAAATTGACTGTAAGCCGGCGACCAGCATTAGTGAAGCCAGGGCCAAGGCAAACTTCCGCGTCGTCCTCATGATCCCACGTCGGGTTCCAGTAGGAGCAGTCGTTGGTGCTGTCGTATGTCGCAGTGGCCGTCTCCCTCTGGTCGATCAGGGGGATGTACCCCATCGTGGTGTCCTTGGCCTCCCGGTTGATAGGCATCTGCTCCAGGTAGAAACCATCGGTGCGCTCAATCAACATCACCAGGAAACCTGAGAACACGGAGATACCGTGGATGAGCCCCTTAGCCTCAGTTGCAGCGAAGGTGTACCTGCTCCAGCTGGACAGCAACTTCTCGTTCCCTGCGAAGAAGGTGCGGTAGACGAAGAGGTGGTTCTGTGCCCCGGTGGTCAGGAGGAAGAGGGTGCCCGTCTGGGTGTCTGCTGCCATCTGCATCACGTCGATGGGAATGTAGTCTCCCACGTGCTTGGTGACGTCCGCCGCGGTGTTGGCGAAGGAGGTCTCCTCGAAGAAGTATTCGTACACGACCGTTCGATCAGGCGAGCTACTGGGGAAGTAGAGGACGTCAGCCATTCCAACGGGTTTAGCGATGGGGCTGGCGGGGTAGCGCGTGGATTGATCGAAGGTCGCGGTGACCGGGGTGTAAGAGCCCTCGGAGCTTAGCTCGAACTGAGCGCGGTCTGAGGTCACGAACAGGATCTTGCGGTAGACCTGGCTGTGCGTGAGCAGGTTCACGTCGGTGGTCGTGGCGGACCTGTCGATGGGATCGGTGTCGAGGACCTGGATGGCCTTCTTGGGCCACCAGTTGAAGACGTCGCCGGTCTGACCCTGGAAGGTCTTCTCGTCGGCGAGCACGCCCAGCCTGTTCCGGAAGAAGAAGATGTCCTTGATGCGCTTCCCGATGAACGATGGGTTCTCGGTGAGGGTCTCGTCGCCTGCTACGCGCGGGAGCCACGTGGCCTCTGAGTACGTGTAGTTGCCATCGGAGCCGCGCACGAGCTTGTGTGGCATGCTGCTGCCGTCGAAGTTGTTGTGTGCCAGTGGGTCGGCCACCTCTTCCCAGAGTGTGGACACGGGATCGTCGTTGACGTAGTACGTGGAGAAGAGGTCCAAGTCGTCGATGATCTTGAAGATGCCAGCCTCACCATCGGGCGCAACGAGCCCAGCGGGTGGCGTGCCTACCGCGGTGCTCCGTGCGAACCCGGCCACGGTGCCGGTGTCGGCCTCCCGCATACGGGTGAAGACGTTCTTGTTCACGACGAAGGCGTTGTCGGCCACGGCGACGAAGGCGAAGTCCTCGGGCCCACTGACGTCCGCGCCAGGGGTTGACCCGGTCGTGAGGTACGTGGTGTCCTTGAAGGTCGCCCAGATGGTCATGGTGTCGTTGGACGAGTTCATGCCGGTGGTGATGTTGAACCGGATGAAGTTGTGGTCCCCAGTGGCAACCGCGTCAATCGTGGTGGAGAACGTGCCACTCGAAGCCCCACCCTTGCCGGTGGCGATGTCGTTCCAGCTTGCCCCGTCGACTGAGCCCTCGACCTTGAAGCGCCCGGTGGTCGCGTCGCTCAGCTGCCAGCCCCAGTCGAAGGTCGTCTCGCTGTCGAAGGTAACCTTGGGCTCGAAGTCCGAGCCGTCGATCTCGACGATGCCGGTGCCGTTCAGGCCTGTGAGTTCCACGAGGAAGTAGTGCTTGGTGTCTGCAATGGTCACCGTCCTGACGGCTCCCGTGATCGTGTTGTACGCCGTGATCGCCCCGGCCGTGACGTAGATGTGGGTCTGCTCGGTGGCGTCGCGGTCGATGCCGAAGACGGCATACTCCTTGGTGGTGTCCAGGCCGGTGAGCTTCGCGATCATCTGGGTGGCGGGCCTCTTCTCAAAGCCCCCCGTGAAGATGTCGCTGAGCGCGTTGTCCTGGACTTCCATCTGGTTGGGTTTGCGGACTGGTCGTGGCTGCTTGCTCACGCCTCCGAATAACGTCGGTAGCTGGCGTTCGACCAGTTGTCCCATGGGTTACCTCTTCTCCAGATCCATCTTCATGCGTGACTTAACCCTCGACCTGATACCGGCCGCCATGTCTTTGATGAAGTCCTTCACATGGCCGGTGCTATGCGCTTTGCTCACCTGTTTCGACTTGCGGTCGAGCGCCTTCTTCTTCTTGGCGACCTTAGCCATGTGTATCTTGACCGCGCTCATCCCATGCCTCCCGCGCCGGGTGCGCCGCCGCCTGGACCGCTACCACCACGGCTGTCAACGCCGCCATGGCCGAGTCCCGAAGGACCGCCGCCGCCCTGTGGGCCACTTCCGCCCAGTCCGCCGCTTCCGGTCTTAGAGATACTCTTCTCCGCCTTCTGGGCCGCCGACAATGCGTTGGCCTTCTTGTCCTTGGCCCGCGCTGCTGCCGTCGCGCCTACCACGGCGTCGAAGGACTTCGAGCCTACTGCTGGCCTTGTGGCACCAAGCACACCGTGAGTAAACCCAAGGGCCTTGGCTAAACCGAAGGCACCCTTGGCTATCGTGGTGCCAAGCCCAATTCCTGGGACAGCGGAGCCCGCGAAGGCAAAGCCGAAGTCTGACGCGAACGAGTCATCGCCGAGGCCAATAGCCGTGTCAGTGGCGGGACCTTGCGTGCCATCTGCGCTGTCGGACTTGTTCCGGAGGTTCTTGGCGCGTTGGCCACGAGGCCCCGGGGTGTTCCTGATCTGGCGCGGAGCAGGTTGATCGTCGGTTACCTTGCCGAAGCCAGCGGTGCCCGGTGAGAAGTCGGTGCCGGCCGAGGCCTGCGCCTCCTTGGCCCTGATGGCCACGGCGCTGATGTGTGAGTGAAGGGACATTGATCTTCCTTATGAGGGTGCGGGCATCATGATCAGGTCAAAGGACCCATGAAGCTCTGTGTCGGCCGAGGCAACGCCCCGAATGTGAATCATGGTGCCCTCGGGCAACAGGATGGGACTGTCGTCGAACCGCTCGATCTCGTGCGTGTCACCGTCGGACTTGAAGTTCATCTCAGCCACGCGCCGGAACGGTGCCCATAGGGGCGTGGGGGTATCTAGGGTGTTGTCGGTAGCCAGGTTGGCGATCTCAAGGCCCAGCTGCGCGGTGCGCGAGGCACCCGATGGCGTCTCGATGCCACCCTCGAAACCGGTGCAGAGTGCTTGGCACCCCCTGGCAATCGTGTACATCGCCTTCTCGGTCTGGTGCGTGTGGACGGCGGCGCTATAGCCAATGTGTGCGTGGACCTTCGAGGCCGTGTCGGGCACGCCCAGGGTCAGGTCGTCGGCCTCCGCGATCCACACGTCGTCGGCGGGTGGCGGGGAGGGGCTCACCTGGAAGGCGCGCTGTAGGCGTAACCATGTGCCGGGGACGGCCACCTGGCCCTGGCCGGTCTCTAGTGTAACGAACTGCCGCTGGATCTGCCAGTTGGCGTCTAGGCCGTCGACCTCGATAACCTGCGTGGCGTTGGTGTCCTCGCAGGAGGCGTAGAGTACCGTGGGGGTGGTCAGCATGGTCTCAAGTCCGCCTGGTTCCCATAGGTCCTCCTCGGTCGTGTTGACCACAGGGTTCCGGCCGAACTTGTTGATGTGGAAGTAGCCAGCGTGGTCGCCGAGGGCAATCCTGTGGGCCTCGGGGAGGAAGAAGCCGGGTTTATGTTGAGGCATGACGCTTCTTCGTGAGCCACCAGATGCGGCCGAAGAGTGTCAGGGACCAACGGCGTGCCATCTTGTGGTACTTGATCATGTGCCCGAGCTCGCTGAGCGGCGGCGCGCGATCGAGGCCACGTGCTGGTTGTCACTGATGATGTTGGCGTCTGAGTTCTCCAGGTCCTCGTTGACCGCGTCGGCCATGGCGTCAACCACGTCCTCGACCGTGAACGCATCGAGGGCCGCGGAGCCCACGGTGCCCTGTTGGAACCTGCGGGCCGCGGAGGTCCAGATGTAAATCTGGAGGGCCGGCGTCAGGTCGGCGAACTCAAGGAAGAGTACCATTTCGACCGTCAGCTGGGTGACGTCAGTCATGGTTTCCAGGCCGTTGTCATTGTCCCAGAGCAGCCACTTCGTGTCGTCGGCGCTCCTGCGCATGGACACGTTGACGTACTTCGAGGGCGCTGGGGTGCTGGCTGACCGGCGGTATTGAGGGTTCACCGTGTCGACCTTGAGCACGTTGTCGGGGAGTGCAAACTGGTTCCCGGCGTTGGGGGTGATCTGGAAGTTGAACAGGGTGTTGCCGTGCCAACCCTTCATCTGAATGCGCCGGCTCTCGCGGTCGAGGATGTCCTCGGCCTGCGATGCTTCGGACAGACCACTAGCGAGTGAGTTGACTGGGCGCTCGCCGATCGTGAACAGCATCTCGTTCACGGCTTCGAGCTTCGTCATGTGGCCTGTGAGCAGCGCCATTGGGATCTCCTTAAAAGAAAAAGTGGCTCGCCCCCCCGGTATTCAGCCGGAGGGGTTTGCCTATCGTGTCGGAGGAGGAGAGGACACGAAACTCTAGGAACGTGATCCCGACGGATCAGGTATCACGGAATTCCCACGTGCCTTCGTTGCGCACGCTGCCGTGACCGACAGCAATCTTCGCAACCAAGAAGTCCTCTTGGCGTCTGGTGTCGCGCGTGTGCTCGACGCCCATGCCAATCAGCTTGACCGTGGCCACGCCGTCCGTATGCCAGCCCAACCCGAGGGTCGTGCTGAAATCGGCCCGGTACTTGGCCTTCACGTCGGAGTTCGCCGTGTCGTTCGACTGCGGGAGCAGGTTGGAACGAAGAACGGAAATCCCGTCGTGCTTGATCACGCCTGAAACCTCGCCCTGCGCTCCACCTTGAGCGAAGACGTTGTCACGGTTCTGATACAAGAAGCCGTTGGCCGCCGTATCATTGATGAAGCCCCACTGGATCGAGTCGAATGTGTCATAAGGCACAGCAACCCAGAGCGGGTCTTGATCGGGGATGTTATCCTCGCCGGCACCAATTCGCATGGCGCGGAAGGCGTTCTGCCACACGGAACCCACGGCAGTCGCGGCAAGCGTGCCGGTGATGCCAGCCGACAGGATCGTCTGTCCGGCGGGGAACGGTGACGTGGTCTGGGAACCTCCACCAAGCGAGCTGTCGTCACGGGCAGTCTTAATGACCGTGCGCATCACGTTGGTGTCGAGGGTACGACCGATGAACTTACCAAGCTCCTCAGAGTAGCGCCCGCCCACGTCGAAGTGGCTCATGGCGTCGTCGAGGTCATAGATGCCCACGTGGGACACGAGCAGGCCGTCAATCGAAATGACGCGCTCGGTCTCGTCGGTATCCTGTCCCAGCATTTCCGCTCCGGCCGAGTGATAGCCGCCGGAAACTTTCCAGGTCTTGGGGAACTGCGCGGACTTTCCAGTGGAAAGCTCACGGATGTAGTGCTTGTCCATCATGATGGTGGTCTCTGAGAAGGCTGCGAAGACCTCTCCACCGAACATCTTGAGGAACAGGCCGGTCTCGTCGGTTGTGTCAGCGACATCCGTACCGAAACGAGTCGGTGCGGAGGCGTCGCCTAGAAACAAAGCCATTTTGGTTTTCCTTCTTGTCGATAGGCTCAGTCAGACTGTGCGTATCGAGGCTTGTTTGAACTAACGACCGTGCTTGGTTACCTTCAGTTGTCCTTGGGTTGCCCACCTCGGTGGAGCCCTTGGTGCTGTCAGAGCCGTACTGGATCGGGTGTTTCCGGAAACAAAGTGCCCCTCGTTACCGGAAACGGTTCAGCGGTTTGCCCCCGCCGGGGCGCTTGCGCTTATTGACAGAGCCCCGGAGGGCTCTGCTGTAAACGGATAACGTAGAGGTTATCGAAACGTCGTGTTCCGATGCCCTATAGGTTATCGAATGGTGACGATTGCGTTGGCTCCACCGAGCGACTTGTACTC